AATTATTTTAATTATGACTAGAATTTTTCTCCTTTTAAGTGGTTATATTTGTGAAATTATTCTCTTCTGTTTTATTTGTTTTTTTTTTATATTCTTTAATCACATCTTCTTTAATGTGTCCGAGTTCATTTTTTGAATTATCTACACGATATTTCTCAAATGTTGTAGTTTTATTCTTCCGATTTATTCCCATATATTTGCTACTGAACATTTATTATAATAATCATATATTTTATTTTCTAAATAATAATCCTAATTATACAAATGACTGATAATATTAAAATCGGATTTATTTTTCCTTTTTGAAATCTCTTCGTTATCCATCATAGCTTTGAGTCCATTTTCCAAATCATCAATCGTCAGTTTTTTCTTTACTTCTTTATCCAGTGTAAAAACACGTCGAGAATGTGCAATTTTGCTTTGTTGAAGGAGATTATCGAGGTCCCCACCGTTGAACTCAAAGACTTTTCTGTTTTCTTCAAAAAATTTCAATAATTTTTTTTCCTCTGCAATCACTTCCCATTTATAATCAACAAGCAACTTTTTAAATATATTCATCAAGTCCTCATATGTATATTCATCAATCGTATAACGAAATGGGAATCTTCTTTCTAATCCAGCATTATAAGAAAAAAAACATTCTTTTAATGAATTCTTATATCCGACAATTATACAAATGAACTCACTCTTCTCCTCACTTAAATTTTGATTAATTGTATCAATACACTCTTTGCTATAACTGTCGCGTTGTTCTGAATTTCCCAATGAATAAGCCTCATCAATCAAGAGAACACCCCCCTTCGCGGAATCAATGACCTTCTGTGTTTTAATTGCGGTCTGTCCAAGATATTGACCCACCAAATCACTCCTTTTAACAGACAGGACTTTCTCCTTTTTAAGAAATCCCAATTTCGCATAAATTTTCCCTAATATTTTAGCGACCTCCGTCTTACCGGACCCCGGCGGTCCCTCGATAATAGTGTGCATCATATGCGCATTCTTTTCCTCGAAGTCTTGAAGAAAATAGATGACCTGATTCAATATGGCCTTCTTTAATTTTGGCATTCCAATCATCCGTTTTAATTCGGTGAGTGGATCAACTAATTTACTAAGGGACTCCATATTAATATTGTATTTCTTGTTTTCAGCTGGATTATAAATCTTGGCAAGTTCAATCAAATCGTCGATGTCCTTTATTTCTTTCGTAATACGGACGAACTCATATTCAACTTCTGGCTTCTTTTCGAGTTCTTTCTGTCTCTCGTGATATTTTCCGATAATAAAATCAACGAATTCTTCATCACTGTCATCTCCTCCACCACCACCTCCGGAATATCTGTCAGTTCTTATCGTATTCGTCGTGGTTATTTTCGTAGTTTTAGAACTTATTGGTGTATTATCAGAATCACGGTCCCTCTTCGGAGTGTCTTTTTTCATTATATATATAATAATAATTTCTTTAATATAAAAAAATTGAAATAATTATTCCCAAAACAATTTAAATATAATCTACTACATTATTATAATGGCTACAACACTTGTATCTCAGATTCAAAATAAAAATAGTAATGGGAAAATTATAAGTAATTCATATTTTTCCGACCAACGCCGAATTGTTCGTCATCAGATTGATGGTTTTGACAATTTTATTGACAATAAAATTTACGAAATTTTAGATGAATATAATTCGAATTCGAAGAATGTCATTTACGCTGATTACGACAAAGAGTTGGAGAGGAATAAGTTAGAATATCACATCAAATTCGGTAAAATTTATATTAGTCGCCCAATTATTCAAGATGATCAGAGTAGTATTCGTCAGATGTTTCCGAATGATGCTCGTCTTCAAAAGTTGACATATAGTCTCACTCTGAAAGTTGATATTTATCACAAGTTGGTCGAATATCAGTCGAATGGACAGCCCAAGGAGACCGAATTCACGCCCCTCTTAGCCCATCAACTCGGAAAAATTCCCCTGATGCTTCAATCCAAGTATTGTGTTCTCAATGATACATCGAACGAGACTCTGACCGAAATGGGAGAGGACAAGTATGATTATGGTGGGTATTTCATTGTGAATGGAAATGAGAAGGTCATCGTTGCGCAAGAGAGACAGGCAGAGAACATTGTATACTGCTTTCATCAAGGAAAAACTCAGAATAAGTTTTCCCACAAATGTGAAATCCGCAGTGTTTGCGAAAATTCTCCTTACAACATTAAGAACGCAGAAGTCAAACTTACCGCAAAAGATATTACATCCGGAAAGACGATTAAAGTGAAGATTCAGGGAATGCGTCAGGAACTTCCTCTGTTCGTCGTATTTCGAGCCCTCGGTATCATCTCCGACAAACAAATCGTCAATTCAATCCTCTATAATTTGGACGACTCCGAAGTGGCTCCCTATTTTGAGTTGCTCCGGCCCTCTATTGAGGAGGCCTCGCAGATTAGGGACCAGCAGACCGCTTTGGAATATTGTAGCAAATACGTCATTTTACAGACTGGTATTAAGCAAAGCGCATTTCAGTCGTCCATTTATAAAATATCCCAGACGCGAACGTCGATTATAGAGGAGTTTCTCCCTCATCTCGGAAATAACGCCTTTAAGAAGTCAATATTCTTGGGCTATATGACTTTCCGCTTATTACAGAGTTATCTTAATAATGATTACGCCGACCGAGACTCCTTCTTGAACAAGCGCGTCGATACCACAGGTGAGCTACTGGCATTCCTTTTCAGGACTAATTTCAAGAAGATGATGCGCGACGTTGAGCATAAATGTCGTCAGGAATTACAGCGCCATCGCTTCGATGAAATCGCGTCGACCCTCCATCGTAAGATAAAGAAGAGCGACATCGAGAGTGGAATGAAGTATGGTTTATCCACTGGAAACTGGGGTCTTCAAAGTAAGGACAACAAAAAGGGTATTGCGCGTATGTTGAATAGGTTGAGCTATTTGAGTTTTCTTTCGGATATGAGGAAAGTTCAGGCCCCTATGAAAACGACGATGAAGTCCCAGCAACCCCGTTTGCTTCATAGCACACAGTGGGGGCGTATTTGTCCAGCAGAGACCCCAGAAGGAGCACCAGTAGGTATTGTTAAGAATTTGGCAATGCTTACGGTCATAACAATTGCGTCGAGCACACAGCCCATTCGCGAGTTCATTATTCATCTTGGGTTGAAGCAGATTGAGGACATCCACTCTGAGACGATTTACGGAAAGTGTAAGGTTTTTGTTAATGGAGATTGGATCGGTATTCACGAAAAACCAGCGGTTCTCTTGGGGGAACTCAGGAAAATGCGCAGAAACGGTGAGATAAATATTTACGCAAGTATTTCATGGAATATCCAGATGAATGAGATTCATATCTCGACTGAGGGTGGCCGTCTTACGAGGCCTTTGATTATTGTTGAAAATAACAAGTCTCTGGCGACTGAGGAAATTCTTAATAAGTTGAACGCGAATGAGATCGAATGGGACGATTTACTTTTTGGAAAACACGTCTGCATTGAATATTTGGATGTTGCAGAGGAGAATATGGCGATGATTTCGATGAACCCAACTGATTTGGAGATGAATTTGCGGGAGAATGACAAATATTTTGAGTATACCCATATTGAAATCGACCCGAATCTGATGTTCGGTATAATTGGTGTGAATGGACCATTTACGGACCATCAACAGGCTCCCCGTGTCATTTACTATTGCGCCCAATCCAAACAAGCTGTCGGTATTTATTCAACAACATACGAGAATCGTTTTGATACTAGTGGGAATGTGTTGTATTATCCCCAGAAGGGTCTGATTACGACGGATAACTCAGAATATACGAATATCAATAAGATTCCGAATGGCCAGAACATTGTTGTTGCGATTATGTGTTATACCGGATATAATCAGGAAGATAGTGTTATTGTGAATAAGTCATCATTGGACCGCGGGATGTTTGTTTCGACCTATTTTCGGACTTATGAAGGAAAGGAGCAAAAGAATCAGAGCACATTGGAGGAAGAGAAATTCTGTAAGCCCGTGAAATATAATCCTAATGGAACTCCAAGGACCGCCGGAATGAAGGAGGGGAGCAGTTATGGTAAATTGGAGGAGAGTGGTTTTGTTAAAGAAGGGACCCGCGTAAATGGAGGCGACGCAATCATTGGAAAATGTATCCCGTTGAAGACGACTTCGGACGATGAAATTAAGTATAGAGATTCGAGTACTTTTGTGAAGAGCACAGATAGTGGTATTGTTGATAAGGTATACGTGAATAAAGATGGTGAGGGGTTCAAGTTCGGCCGCGTTCGGGTCCGAAGTGAGCGTATTCCGGAGATTGGAGATAAGTTTTGCTTAAAGGGGGACTGTGAGGTTCTGACTACAAGAGGCTGGATTCAGATTAGAGAAATTACAATAGACCATTTGGTGGCGACTCTTGTTGATGATAGAATTGAGTATGTTTCGCCAGATGAAGTATATCATTTTAGTTATAAGGGGGCTATGTATCGTGTCAGGTCCGATTTGGTTGATTTGGATACAACGATTGATCACGATTTGTATGTCAGGATGGATGGAGAAAATGAGTATCGGAGAATTCCGGCGGTGGATGTTATTGGGAAGAAATATCAGTTCAAGAAAAATTGCGAGAAGGATGGAGAGTTCTTACAAGAGAATCCAATTGTTCAATTCGGGTTGAGCATTCGAAATGGGAGAGAGAAGGATTTTCCGGAGTGGGTCTGGGCCTTAGGAAAGAAGCAGTCCCGATTACTACTGGACCGGATTATGGATGGAGAGTATACGACGGGCTCTAAGATATTTGCGGATTATATTATGCGTTTATCTATTCACGCTGGAATAAGTGCGACTATTCTTGATGAGAATGGAATTTATCGGGTTGTTTTGAATAAGGAGAATGAGCCGACCATTGGAGCGACGAATGAATCAATGTATCATTATGATGGAGAGGTCTACTGTCTTCGTGTCCCATCTCACGTGTTTATGGTTAGACAGAATATGAAGAATGTGTGGGTCGGAAATTGTTCTCGTTATGCAAATAAGTCTACTTGTGGTATTACTTTCACACAGGAGGACATGCCTTATACAAAGGATGGGGTAGTCCCTGATTTGATTATTAACCCAATTGGTTTCCCAAAGAGAATGACAATCGGTCAGTTGATTGAGACAGTTGCTGGAAAGATGGGTTCAATGAAAGGCTATTCGATTGATGGAACTCCTTTTACAAAGATGGATCCGAATGATTTGGGGGCGATTTTGGAGAAGGAGTGTGGATTTCAGAAGAATGGATTGGAGGTTTTATACAATGGGCGGACCGGAGAGCAGATTGAGTCTATGATTTTTATTGGGCCCAGTTATTATCATAGGTTGAAGCATATGGTCGCCGACAAAATACATTGCTTGAAGCCGGACCATGATGTTTTGACATTGGCGGGTTGGAAGGCGATTCCGGAGATTACTGTGGATGATGAAATCGGATGTCTTGTTGATAACAAGTTGGTCTATCAAAAACCGATTAATGTTTTCCATTATCCTGAATATAAGGGGAAGATGTATCATGTTAGTAATAAACACGTCGATTTAGATGTGACAGCGAATCACAGAATGTATGTTTCCCAGAAGAAGAGATTGACTGCTTATGATTTTATTCGGGCTGATGAGATTGAGGGAAAGAATGTAAGGTATAAGAAGAGCGCAGAATGGGATGCTCCAGATTACCAATTTATTCTTCCAGCATTTGCTGATAAGGCTGAGAGGGCGCTTGATATGGAGGCATGGCTCATCTTTATGGGAATCTGGATTACTTGCGGTTTGATAGTTGATAAGAGGCGAGTTGAGATAAGTTTGAAAAATAATTGTGTTAAGAATATTTTTGAAGAGGCTACAAAACGGATGGGTTTTGAAGTAGATGTAATGTCAGGATTCAATGATGGACAGTTGGCAAATTATATGAGTGAGTTTACGATTACGGAGTCGAACAAATTCCTTCCTGAATGGGTGTTCAAGTTGAGTCAGAGTCAGGCTAGGATTTTAATTGAGAATATGATTTTAGCAGATGGTCGTGCGTTGATTTATTCTACAAAGTCGACTAGACTGGCGGATCAATTTTCACAGTTATGCTTACACGCTGGATGGTCCGCGATGAAGACAGTTCGCATTCAGAAGGGGGGGTCTATCAGACTGAGTATTAACAAAACTAAGAATAATCCTGAGGTGAATAATTCCAATCATAAGAAGGAGGACGAACTGTATGATTATGAGGGGCCTGTTCATTGCGTGGAAGTGGAGGGGAATGTGTTTATGGTAAGAAGAAATGGTAAGCCCGTTTGGACTGGAAATAGTCGCAGCTCGGGACCATATAGTCAGCTCGTTCGTCAACCGAGCGTTGGAAGGGCGCGCGATGGTGGTTTACGTGTCGGAGAAATGGAAAAAGATGCGATGTTGTCCCACGGGACAGTCCAATTCTTGAAGGAAAGAATGTTCGATGTTTCTGACAAGTATTTTGTTACGCTTTGTAAGGAAACCGGAATGATTGCTGCGGTTAACAAGGAGAAGAATATTTACAATAGTTTGTATAGTAATAATAATACGGATTTTGTTCGTGTTCAGATTCCATACGCGTCTAAGTTGCTGATGCAGGAGTTATACACGATTGGAATTGTTATGAAATTGAAGACGGACGCTCCGGATGATGGAGAAAAGAAGAAAGCGAAGGCTGCGAAAGATAAAGAGATTAAGGATTTATAGAAATTTGGATTTTGATTATGATTGATAAAAATAAAATATTTTGATTTTGATTTGAATAAAATCAGACAATGTTTGATTTTATTAAAAATTTTAATAAATCATAAATATGCCTGTATAAAAACGCCGATATTATCTGTAAAAAGATTTTTAAGTTCTTGTTCAATTGAAATTCCAATTTTTCTAAAATTGAAGTTTAAAATGACTTGATTATGGTTCTGTTTTCCAGAATATGAAATAACATCAGCTCCGTGAAAAGTTAGATACAAATATTCTGGAACGGATCTGTCTTTGTTGCTTATTCCACAGAATGTTATATAAATTAGTCGGTTTCTCTTGATTACATCGCGGAATCTTTCATTGAAATCATAATAGTTCGTGATTGTATTACCGGACTGATCTAAATAATAAAATTGGAGGCTACTATCACTGACTGTATTTGGCATGACCTCTACAATCATATTATTTCCGCGAATTCCATTAATTGTCGAAACTGTATTTATCGTCGCCATAAATAATATAAAGATAATTAAATTATATAATATAATGGAAACACCAACAGAAATATTAATAGGAAATGAATTAACAGTAGAAAAATTAACGGAAATATTTCCAAAACCAAATGGAGACTATGAAAAACTCCGGATAACGGATGTCGGAATGTACAGTATTACTAAGAAAAATGAATCCTTTTTTATTTCGAGCTTGATTACAAAATATTTTGGGGATGCTAAGATAACTATTACTGATAGCACAGCATGTTGTGGGGGTAATACAATTGGGTTCCTATTGAATCCACAGGTTCAACGTGTAAACTCAATTGAAATTGATGAATTGCATTTTTCTATTTTACAGAACAATGTTAATTTATATAAAGAGGCGTGTAAGGTGTTTTTATATCACGAGAATTATTTGAATTGTGCGAAATCTTTGACGCAGGATGTTATATTCTATGATTTACCGTGGGGAGGAAAGAAATACATGGAGAAAGAAGATGTTAAATTGGGACTATTTGATAAATCAGGTAATTTTATTTCTATGACGAAGATTGTAAATGAAATGAAAGAACTTTCTAAATTACAGATATTGAAGGTCCCCCTTAATTTTTCTTTCACTGAATTTTTAAGGGATGTAGATTATGTAAAAATAAAGATACATAAAATATATAATAAATTCAATAAGAAGCTCTGTTATTTTATTATTATTCTAATCAATTAGGTATCTGGCGCTTTTTTAAGTGCTTCTTTTAATTGTTCTATTTGAGAAGAAATATCATCGACTTTCTTTTTAGCTTCAAGTGCGACAGCATTGGTTGTTGTTATTTGTGTTGATAACATATTTACTTGGGTTTGAAGACCCCCACTATCTGCTTGGGGAAGTGGTTTTGCAGGGACTTGTCCAGTAGTTGGAGTTTGAGCAGGAGGCCCTTCTTTTGGAGAAGGAGCAGGTGGTGGTCCAGATGTTATAAATTCATTAATTGGGGTGATTGTTAAAGAGAAAAATAAACAAATTAATATTATTATAATTATCTTCATTTATATTAAATGAAGATAATTATATTTTACATTTTTTTAATACTTATATTTATTCCGTTGCTATTTAATAAAATATTCATAACGAAAACAATTGAATCTTTTAAAGGAGAAAAGAAAAAGAATGAAAATAAAGATAAAAAAGAAAAGAAAGGTAAGAAGGAAAAAGAGGTCAAATATAAGTTAATTGATGATAATGGGTCATATTCATTTTTGTATGGGAAAAATACGATTGAAATTTTACCTTCAAATAAATCGAATAAATTAACTGACGTTTATTTTCATTATAGAAGTCTTCCTGATAAAACAATTGCGAACAGTAATTATTTTGAGGATATATCTAGTCAGGAGTTTGTTGTAAAAACTCCGAAAAATAAGTATAAGATAACATTCGCATCTTCTAAGAAACCGATTACAATATTAGTAAATGAACATGAATATATGATTGAATTAGAGAAAACTGATAAAGAGGGGAAATTTAATATTTTGTGGTATAATAAAGTATCTGGTGAAATTGATGGATTTGATATAAAACTTAGTGAGAAGAAATTAGATGATGTTGAAGTAGTTTTGGTTCTTTATACATCAATATTAATCATTAAGAAAATGAAGGATTTAGATAATGTTGATTATAATAAAATGTTTAAGTAATATAATGAACAAGATTTTGTGCTTTATAGTCGTTTTTTTGTTATATATTATTTTTGATGGGACAATGATTGCTCTTTTCATGGGGAAATACTTCGGGGGTGTAGTTGAAAAAATACAGCGAGGGCGAAAAATGAGTGCTCGAATACTTCCAGCGGTTCTCTGCTTTCTCATTCTCGCATTCGGAATCGTCTATTTTGTTTTGGACCGGATACGAGACGATCATATTGTTGAAGACAGTTTCCGATATGGAGGTGTTTTTGGAGCAGTAGTTTACGGCGTTTTTGATTTAACGAATTATTCTATTTTTTCTGATTATACCGCTGGGACTGTTTTGATTGATATGGCGTGGGGAACAATTTTGGCAAGTATTGTTTCAATGATTACTAAATTTCTATTCGTTAAAAAGGAATAATTATTATTTTATAATATTTCATGTCTAATAGGGCCTCCATCCATTTCTTACAATTAAACCAAAGGGAGCAACATTTAGTTTTAAATAATCTGAGCCGAGATTTTAGAAGAAGAGAATTATTCAATCATTATGTAACACTTTACAATATTAAAAAGAAAGCTTTGAAACAGCAGACGCAACCACCATATCAGCCTCCTGCTCAACCTGCGCAGATGAGACCACAACAACAACCTGTACAGATGAGGCCACAAACGCGCCCTCAACCACAACAACCCAATAGAAATGACCGCAACCAATTTGATATAAGTAATTACAATCAGTATCAAGAGAATGCGCGGATGGAACAGGTTCGCCATAATTTATCACATGTTAAAACATCATTTAATGATGGGATGGGGATGGGAGTTGGGAATGAATTAAAGAAGCTCACGATAGCATCGGCTTCCGCATCTGTTTCGAAACAGACT